GCTCTATGCCTACAGGCCGCATAAGAAGCAACTGGCCTTCCATAGCGCCAAGGTGCGGCTGAGGGTCTACTTCGGCGGGAACCGCTCGGGAAAGACCGCCGCCTCCGTGATTGACGACGTTATCCAGTGCATCGACAAGGGCTCGGTGCCGGAGCACCTGAGACGATTCAAGCGCATTGAAGCGCCCGCTCGCGTCCGCATCGTAGTCCCCGACTTCGGTCTCCCCTTGCAGGCTGTTCAAGAGACCTTGTTGCGTTGGTGCCCGAGCTACGAATTCAAGAACGGCTCGTGGGAAGACGCCTGGAACCAACGGGAGCACCGGCTTTCTTTCGGTAACGGCTCTTTCATCGAGGTTCTGTCCTACGAGCAAGACGTTTCTAAGTTCGGAGGCGTAACCAGGGATCGCATCCACTACGACGAGGAGCCAGACGGCGATAAGGGACAGGCGATTAGGCAAGAGTGCAAGATGCGCCTCATGGAGTCTCGGGGCGATGAGATCTTTTCCTTCACTCCGCTTAAGGGTCTCGGCTGGACCTTCGATGAGTTCGAGGAAGCCAAGGGGCCGGAAGTCGAAAAGAACGTCTGGCTGGACGACAAGATGCTCGTTGTCAGGGCCTCCGTTCGGGATAATCCGGCGATCCCCCCTGAGGAGATCGATTTGGCGATGGCGGGGCTCCCGGAGCTTGTCAGGCGCGCCAGAGAAGACGGGGAGTTCCTCCACATGGAGGGCCTGGTCTATCCGATGTTCGACCGCGATTTGCATTGCGTCAATGATCAGTGGCTACGCTCGGACGCAGGGAAAGACCACATTCAGCGTCTGGACTTCTACGAGGTCATCGACCCTGGGTACCATACGACCGCCGTTCTCTTCGCGGGCTTCGACAAGGACAACCGGCTACTCATTTTCGATGAGCTTTATCTGACCGAATCGGCTGCGATCCCGGAGAAGGCGGCGGATGCTATCCGGGAAAAGCGCAAGGCATGGGGTCTCGACAAACCGAAATACACGTTGATCGATCCTTCCGCGCGCAATCATTCCCTGACCGATCAGGACACAGTCGAGGCTGCCTACTACCGCGCCGGTATCCGAACCGTTCATGCCAAAAACGAAAAGGAGTCCGGGGTCTTCGAAGTCATGCGCCGCCTTGAGCACAAGGACTCAGAAGGCGAGCCAGATCCCCTCGTCCTCTACGGCGAAAACTGTTCGAGCTTCATCCGTGAGAAGCGTCGTTACCGCCTCAAACCGAAAGACGATGGCTCCTTTGCGGTTGTGAAGCGCGAAGACCACGGGCAGGATTGCGAGATTTATCTCTGTCATTCAAGACCATTGCCTCCAATGCAACCGCGAACCCGTGCTTCTCACCGACCCGAACAATGGCAACCGGATACTGCTCCCCCAGCTTCCACCAAGCCACTTAGAGAACCTGTCGGACCAATGGGTCCCTACGCCTGAAAGGACTTAGATGCCCCGCCTAGTCAAAGGACCGCTGCCCTTTTCGCCCCACTTTTGCCTCGTAACGCAGTCTGAAGAGGGCGAGTTGATCGACTTCGAACGAGACTTCATCGGCATAGATCCACGGGTGTATCTTCGCCGCGAGGTTGTAGAAGAGGCAGCACGTGAAGTCTGCAACATGGTCTCCGGTGCCGAGGTAGCTGAAATCCGGCAGCGAATGGAAGAGCTGACCAGGCAGCTCGACCAGGCCCTAGTCGATGTCTCGTTGCTCGATGAGTTTGAAGCTCGCTTTGGCAAGCCGCTGGAAGCAGGCGTGACAGCGGGTATAGAAGCTGAAACGGCTAGTCCTAGCGGCCCGGAGCAAACTGAGCCTGCCGCCTATGCCCTGTTCCTTCCGAAAGAGGAGAATTAAAATGCCAACTAGTTTCACGATGAGAGCACAGCATGCCCTACAGCTTGAGGCCCCCGTTCGAGAGATCTCCGTGGCCGCAGGCTCAGTCCTCGTTACCCGCCGGATCTCGACGGGCGAGGATCAGGGCGATTACAAGATCGAGAATGACTTCGTAGAGCCCGAGAAGCCCTACGATGGCCACGATAGCCCGGCTCTGGCGATCTATAGCCCTGACGGGGCCAATGTGACGATCACATATTCAAATGAGTCAGCGGAGGTTCTTGCGGGAACACTAGGCGCCACGGAGGCATCTGAGCGTGGCGACACCGGAGGGTCCGGTGGATCGTATGAGTCCCGCACGGTAGATGAGCTTCAGGAGCTTGCAGCGAAGCGGAAGATCAAAGGCCATAGCTCAATGAACAAGGATGAGCTAATCGAGGCGCTGAGAGCCTGATGGCCTTCGTCCAGCAAAGCGGTACGGCGACGACCGCCCGGGTTCCCAAGGGGAAATTTGAAGCGGAAGCGTCTTCGAAAGAACTGTTGAAAGACAACCCCGACCGGGTCGAATTGGTCATCTCCAACATCGGGACTAAAGACGTTTGGCTCTCCCTAGGAACTACGGCGGTCGCGGAAGAAGGTATCTATCTCAAGAACGGCGGCGGTTCCTGGGTGACCAACGGCTACTCTGGTGCTGTCTTTTGTATTACGGCCTCAGAAAAATCCAAACTGAGCTACTCGGAAATCTAGGCAATGGCCTATCTGTTCAACCCGCAGACTTCGACTGCTGATGAAGCGGCGATCAAAGACATCAATCTCGGTAGCGTTTGGGGCAGTGGCGATCTTCTAGGTGCGCGGGTTACGACCCCTCCAACCGCTCATAAGCTAGACGAGCGTGATGGGACTGCGGCAGCTCCGGTCAAAATCGGGACTAGCGCCAGTTTCAGTCGCACCGACGCGACTACTCGCGCGGAAGTCAACGCGATGGGGCCGGAAGGAACCGATGGTCCTGATGGCGCAACGGCGTTGCGAGCGACGATCAAGGGAACGGCGGCCTCTCAGGTTCAGATCTGCGCAGGCGTCTTTACGGCCTGGCAGACCGGGGAATCAAACGGCGGAGAAGCCAGCGCTGACGCTTGCCCGGTCTACGGCTTCGCGCGCACTACGGGAAATGCGGTGGGTCGAGCCATCCCGGCTTACTTCGAGTCGAGTCGCGAGACGGCTACGAGCGGTGGTCAGCAAGTCGTGGAGTTGCGCTGCAAAAACAGCTCTGGCTCCTCGGACTCCTATACGCCTGGCTCGCCTTCCAAATCGATGGGAATCTGGCTCTGCGCCTCTAGCGGGGGAACGGCAGACTCAGCTTGCGGCTTTCAGATTGGCAAAGCCTTTGGCCGTCAGTTCGATGTAGGCCTTGGCTTCAACGAAGCGTCGATCAAGACTGCGACCTACCGGGACGATTCCTCCTCCCTGCGTTCTCTCTTCGTGAACGGCACTCACGAAAAAGGCGCGCTGGTTGTCAACAAAGCTGCGGGCCAGGTTATCTTTGGCCGGGAAGAAGCCCAGCAGGCTACCCCCATCTTCGAAGTCTTCTCCGAAACCGGCCTTGATCCAGTCATCAGCTTTGGCTCAAACACGGGAGCCAGTCATAGAGCCCAACTGATCCGCAATTCGACCGGCAATCTAGGAGCCTTCGCCTCGAATGTCTCCAACGGCTTCCTGACCGGTACGGCCCAAGGCGACAGTGGCTTGACCTTCACTCCCGGTAAGATCTTTCACGTTGGAGCCGCTACGAAAACATCCCAGTTTCGAATGTCTGAAACAGGGATCGGTTTCTATTCTACCGCGCCGCAGACAAAGCAGGAAGTCACTGGCTCCAGGGCTACCGGAGCTGCGCTAACGTCCCTGCTCGAAAAACTGGCGACAATCGGCCTGATTACGAATGGGAGTACGGCATGACTCGCACGGAGATGCAACGGGTCTTTCTTGCTAAGACTTCCGAGTCCGGGAGAATGATTGAGTGCCAATGGCTATACGCGGAGCTTGACGAGAGCGGGAATCGCGTTAATGAGAAGCTGTTGAGACTTCTGTATCGTGAAAAGGACGGTAGCCCTTTGGACTCGGTTGTCGAAGTGGACGTGGAGGGTGTTCCGCACTATGGCAATGGCTATAATGCCGATTCGGCAGCAGGTCTTCTCTGGGAGGTCTGTCTAGCGGCTCTTCCCAATGCCCGTCAAAACCTCCTTGAGGAAGCATGAACTCCACCGCCGTCCTCTCTCTTCTCGGCGATCTCTATGTGCAGATCGAGGCGTTGCAGAAAGAAAATGAGGGCCTGAAGAGACGGGCGGCAGAGGCAAATATGGATGCGATCCGCCCTAAGCCGGATAGGCCAGAGTTTGATCCCCTTGGTGGTCCCGAGGAGGCTGTAGCGCAAGCACGCAAGGAATCGGAAAGCCAGGATGGGCTTCCTAGCTAATCCCGGCGCATCTGGAGCAGGCGGCCCTTTTGGGTCGGCTTACACACAGACTTATTCGACCGCAGCACGCAGCCACGTCAAAGAAGCGTTGGCTACGAACATCAGCATCGCGCTGCTTACCGAAGTCGCGCCAATCCTCAACAAACAGAACGAAACGATCAACGAGCTGAAGGCATTGCTTAACAACGTCATAGACGATCTTCAGACCGGGAAAATCCTTTCCTGATGGAGGATCTATTCATCGGTCTCGTCTTCCTTCTCTGCGCCGCCCTAATCGCTTTTCAGGCGCATGAACGCAACGAGTGGCGCAAGGAGCGCATGGAACTGATCCAGCGCCTACAGGCGCCTGAACTGGCCGTGGCGGCCCACAAGCAGGGGCGGGACGGACCGCCAGAGGCCATCGCCCCTATCGCTCTAGACGACGACGAAGCTTACGAGAAGTTGCGCCTGGAGCGAGAAGGGTTGGTAGCTGACTGATGGCAGTTCTAGACAAGCTTGAGGAAAAGACAGAGCAGGTGCTGGACAAGCTGCGCCCTGCTGCTGCGCCGGTTCCCAAGGACGTGCAGGAACGGATTACGCGTGGCAAATCCCGGCTCGAAGAACTAAAGCCAGCGCGTCGTCTAGCCACCGAGTTCGCGGACGGCAAACACTACGGTTTCCTGTCTGAAGACGGCATGTCGGTCAAAAACCTGGCCACCCTTACCCAGCTTCTTGGCGGCAAGAAGGAAGATCACCGCGTCAGGCGCTCTCACGACCTGATCGGCCCGATGGTCCAATCCAAGGTCTCCGCGGCCACCCAGCGCGTTCCTGGCTACGAAGTCAATCCTTCGACCAACGATCCGGAGGATTACACGGCAGCTCAGATCGCCAAAAAGATCGCCTACGCGGGTTATGAACTCTGGCGGATCAAGCGGGCTACGCAGAAGCTTGTCTGGAACGCCCTTGTCACCGAAGAGGGCTTTATCATGGCCTACTGGGATTCCTCCGTCGGACCATACGTCAACGTCAACCCGGACCCCGACGGAGAGCCCGAGCACATTGGGATCGGGGATGTGCGGATCGGCGTCTGGAATGGCCTAGAAGTCATGTGGGAGCCAGGCGTGGATTTCGATGAGTCCCGCTGGTGGGCGATAGAACACGCGCGGCCGCGTGATGCAGTAGAAGCCGAACCGGGTTTCATGGGCGGGAAACTACCCGCCAACGCAGAACTGGAACGCTCGATCAAGAAAGCGGAGTCCTCCAATCTCGCGATGGTTACCGAGTACTTGGAACGACCCTCTGCCAAATATCCACAGGGGCGCAGGCTCTTTTTATGCGCCGGGAAGCAGATCTTCCCAGAGGAGAGCTACCCGCTGACTGATTCCAAAGGCGAGGTTGTGGATGAGCCCTGTATTCATCGCCTTGGCTACACGGTCAACCCGATCTCAGATCGCGACAAGGGCCTAGTCCGATCCTTGATCGAGAGCATGAGAACTTATGACTTTGCCCAGAACAAGATCGCCGAGTTCGCACAGATCGGCCTCGTGCCCAAGCAAATCGCCCCCATTGGGGCTTTCAAGACGCCTCAGACAGATATGCCGGGAGCGCGGGAAGAATATGACCCGGCTGCGCTGATGGGCGGCAAAATCGAATGGGCGGCTACGCAAGGCATCCCAGACGAGTTGTTCAAGCTGCGTGAAGAAGCGATGGCTGAGATGCGCTTCGAGGCGCATGACAACGAAGTCCCCTCTCAGGTCTCGGCTAACCAGGCCGTGCAGAGCATCCTCCAGCGCGATGAAATTGCCTGGGAGGACTTGATCGCCAATCTGGCCGAGGTCCACAGCCGGATCATGCGCGACTGCCTCACGCTGGTTCAGCGCCACTACACCGAGGACCGGATGCTGAAGTTCCGAGGTCGTACTGGCTGGATGCCAATCGAAGACTTCAAGGGTGCCGATCTCCGCGATCAGACCGATGTGCGAGTTCAGCCCGGCTCTCTTACCCCCTTCACTCGCCAGGCAGTTGAGCAGCGAATCCAGAATATCGCCCAAATGTTCCCTGGCTACTTCCCGCCGGAGGTTCTCTTGAGCGCGATGAACAATGGGAACGCAGAAGGTCTGCTCGAAGGCTACGAAGAGGATGTAGGCCGGATTAACTACATCATCAACCAGATCCGGGCCGGAACCTTCGAAAAGATGGGGATGCGTCCCGTATGGCCAGGAGAGGAAGCGGGCTTCAAGCTCAATCCCGAAACCGAAGAACCGGAAATCAACTCGATGACCGGCGAACCGGAAATGGAGACCGAAGTCCCTGCTTGGATGCCAAGGCCCGGCGTAGATAACTACAAAGTTTGGTCTTCAGTGCTTGCCAACTGGGCCAAGTCAGACGAATTCGCTCAGCTAGACCAGCAGCCCCAAGAAGCGGCGATGCA